AACATCCTTAACAACTATCTCCTCTGGACTTAAAGATGTTAGTCCAGTAGCAGAATCTATGACTTGTCTTGAGGATTTTATAATATTTAATTTTATTTTTCCTCCATCACTTTGCTTGTACGCATATAGTTTTATCTGTGGACCAGTAAAATTTCCTATAGTCTTTGCACCATTTGTTGAAGATTTAAAATAAGCCCAGTCGGTATTTGCGTTTAGATACGAAAAATTTTCTTGTCCAGCTATATTTTGGTTTGCATATACAGTAACCATATATTGTTCTAAATTAGATATGTCTAAATTGTAGGGTTCTGTTTCATAAAGTGGCGTTGAAGAATTGTATTGACTAATTCTAAAATTAGTAATTTTTGAATAATTTGTTATAGGCAAAGATGGAGTTGCACCAACGTATTTTAAATATTTATTTCCATAATAAATATAATATAAATCATTTATAGGTCTACCAGCTAAGTGTTCTGCCGCTGTAAGAAAATATATTTTTCCATCTTTTACATTAGACCTAACGACTGCATGGGGAGGGGTTGCGCTAGAGTTCTCGTATATAACAACATATTGACCATTGTCGGTGACAGGACTACCCTCTTGAGAATACACCGCATAAAAATCGCTTGACTCAATATCTTGAAACATTAAAGATCCTGCTGGCAAAGTTTGAAAAGGCGCAGAAATATCTAAAGAATACCTTATCGGAGGATATACGTAACTAGGCGTAGCGCCATTAATTAAATCTGAAGCGTAAGAAAACCATGCCATATTATTTATTCACCTATTTCTACATAAGAAATCTGTATAGAATATTTCCTTTGATCTACTTCTTGTATATTTATTTCTGAAGATAGTATAACATCAACAACTGGTCTTCCTCCAGTTAAAATATCTGGAGCGAAAGAATCTACTGAAATACTTAGAAAATTATCAGTTATAGATGAAGCCAAAAGTGATGCTTCTTCTCTATCTTGTGTATAGTCTATGTTGCTTGCTCTTACGTAAGACGATCCATCGGTGCCATCGTGAGAATGGTTTGCTAAGTCTATTCCTGCAATTCGTGCTGTACCAGCTATTTCTATATCACCAGTAATAACTCCTCCTGATCTCATTAAATACTGTGGATGGTGATCTTCCAATAAGTCATTAAAATAACCATGACTAGAGTTAAAAGACTGTGATTTTAAGTTTGTTACAATAGCCTGCTCAAAGTATGGGGCATGTTGATCTTCTACTACATTAACAAATATATTATTATCATATAAGGGATTTATTTTAACAGTAGCTGAAGATTTTAACTGAAGCTGTCTTATATATGATATAAATCTTCTTTGTTCTCTCATTATATCTCTTACGGCATTGAATCTTTTATCAGCATTTATATTTTTTTGATTTAAATCTGCTAAAAGTGAAGCGATATTTCCATTAATAGAAGACGCTGCGTCAACAACTTCTGCTGCCAATTCTGGAGCTTTGACTCTCATTGTAGAAGATAGTAATTTTATCTCCAAAGGGTAGGCTATCATGCTTCTTGATTTCATAGCTGGCCCTAAAAGATTTTTGTAAAACATTTCGCATGTATCGACCATTTCTCTTTTTAAAAGACCTAAAAGTTTTTTTGTTTCAGATTGAAATGAATTTACTTTGAGCGAAAAAAATGCTTCAAATTGTGCTGCTTCGACTTTGTTGATAGTATCCAGTTCGGACTGTGGTAATTGTGGCGGGATGGCTGTGATTTCCTGGGCAAGCTGTTTCGTATATTGCTTAATCGAAATTGCCCAGTAGTAAAATTCTTTTGCAACTTTTTGCTCTGTTTCATCTTCGTACTCGTCTCCTATTAAGTCTTCCGTTACTTCTCTTACGCATGAAATCTCATGCATAAAAAATTCTAAAATTGTTCTAATTGTAAAATAATGACCTATAACTGTTTTGGATATATATGAATCATATTCTATAACCAGTGTTCTACACCCTCTGCATGCATGCTCTTTTGCATATTTGTATTCTGCGTAACTAATATAATCAGGAGCTATGTCTTTTGCTATTGTAATTTCATCGTCTATGTCCGTATTTGTCTTATTTACCACTTCCGACCAAACATGATGGTGGGCCTCTTCTAAAAGAGGAGAAATAGATGAAGACACGTATGTAACAGAAAGAAATTGGTCTATCTCTGCAATTACTTTATGCAGAACAAGTGTTGTGTCAGTAATCTCAGAAATAACAATTTGAGGAGAAATGTTTTGTTGATACGCACTTTTCATATCAGAACCCCTAACGAGGTCTGTGTATTTTCCTAATGGATTTTTTACGTCATCAAAATATCCAATGTGACTTGAATCAGGTGCAGCTTTTGTTATAAATATATCTTGATAAGATTCTGTATTTGGTGTATTTACTGTCATTTTATTTCCTAAAACATTGATCTATTAATTCTTGTTGTTGTTTTTTTTCTTAGTCCAGCTCTGTGAATTTTTAATTTGTCGGCTCTACCAGAAGTTTCTGTTTCTTCTGAATTTGTGACCCTTTGTTCTGGTGGCATAAAAAATGTATTAGAAAAAGACTCTACATTGTCTGCATATTTTGTTTTGCTAAACTCTCCATAGTTTTGAGAAACTGCAAGTAGTGCTAACATCAAAGCATCGTGTGCGTGATCTTGAGCAGAACCTGCTGCTTCAAAAACTGGTCTTCCAGTTTGAGTAGTTCTGACAACAACATAAGAAATAAGCTGCATGTAAAGCTCATCATCTCCTATTGGTATAAACAATTGTTCTCTTTCAAGGTATTGCCTAAGATTATCTACCATAAAAGGCTTAAGTTCTTTTTTTACCATCAACTTTGTGTATGGGTCTCTTATCTCTATGGTCTCTGCAAAGCTTACTCCTTTGACTTTTTCTTTCAAGCCAGTTCTTGGATTCTCCATACCATATTTGTGTAGCAACTCTACCTGAACCTCGCCAAAGCCCCTGTCAACATATATATGTTTTGGTCTAAGCATGTTGTTTAGCTCCGCTATTCTTTCAACTGCTCTAGTTAATGTGTATTCAGATCTTTCTATTTCTTCTCGATGTGAGAGTTTTATTTTTCCTCTGAATTGTGGATCTTCGTAATTTTGAGAACAAACTTCTAAAACTACAATATTTGTTCCAGCTCCATATTTGTCCCAGTCAACACCAATAACATGAAAGCTTCTTGCTGAATTAATAGACGGAGAATAACTCCAACCTGGATCTCTAAAAGCTAAATCAACGTACCTTCTTGGGTAGACTCCTTCTGAATCCTCACCCCAGTCTGCTTCAATTTCATGTCTATATCCCATTTCAGAGTATTGTTCTCTGAATTCATCTTCCTGCTCTTTAGAAAAAAAAGGGTTTGCATAAGATGGATACCAAAACTCTTTAAATCTTGAGTTTCTACACCATTCCCAAAATTTTTCTCTTCTTCCTGTTGGAGTAGATGCACCAATAAGAACTTTATCTGGTTGATCTTCTGCCGTTTTCTGAAGCATTGCATACAGAGCATCTAAGTCGTCTGTATGCATGTAGTCCATTTCGTCTAGGACAATAACATGGGCTTCCTGACCACGAGCTACGTCAGATTTTCCGCCCAGATCTCATGCCAGAAGTAAAGAATCTAATTGTTGATCCATTTGTAAATTGAATCATAAATTGTGGACTTGTAACTTTTCTTGCAATAGAGTTTAAAACAATATCATTTTTTGTTGCTAGGCGAACCATCTCTTGGTATATTAATTCAACATGAGACTTCATTGGTGCGACCACCAGGCATCTGCCGTCTTTGTGAGTATAGCTGTAATGAAGAAGGTAAATTGCCATGGTAAAAGTTTTACCTAAACGTCTTCCAGCTCTTAAAACTTTTCTCAAAGCTGGGTCTCTTAACATAAGAGTTTGATAAACTCTTGTTTCTGCGTTTAAAAAATGTTTAGCCCATAGACATGGATCGTTTGCAATATGAAGCTGTCTTTGTTGTTCGGAAGAAATTCCCATATTTAAAAGTTCGTTGTCAACCTCAAATGGTTCATCTACTAATAGAGCTAGCTCATAATTTGTTAAAGGCCTTCCTTCAACAGGTGTCCCATCAGCCCAAGATATATGTTTTAATTTATTTTCAAAGACCCATTCAATTCTATTAACTTGCCTTACCGTTTCTGGATCTTGGGCTCGCAAAATTTCAATTAGATCTTCTCTGGAAAGAGCTTCTAATTGTTTTCTAAAATTCTTACTTTTTTCTTTTAAACTTGTCATATTATTATCCGAAATGTGCTGACATCATTGATGCTTCAGCACCTAGTGTACTTCTTGCGTTTAGTCTTGAGTTTTGAATTGCCATAACACCTCTTGCCCTGGAAGTTGCTGCTACTTCGTTGTCAACGAATCCCATACCAAAACTTGGTTTATTAATAGATCCTTGCATAGATTTTACAGCATCTCGGGCCATTCGTGCGCCACCGCCAATAATTGCTGTTGATGCCATTTTTGAGATGTCGTAGACAAATGACGCAGTCATAATTGGATTAGCAAATCTCATGGCTCCTTCTGCACCTCTGGCTATTGCTAATTTTCTAAAATCTGCACTACTCCTCATGAGTTGGGCGGAATTTTTAATTCCAAATGTTTTAAGTAGACCTTTACCTTGGGCTCCAATTGATCTTTCGTAGAACTCTCTCTCGGCAACTTTTGTTGCTTCTTTTCTAACCAAGTTATCACTTACATCTGTTGTAAGGGCAACTTGTTTTGCTGTACTTTCAACAAGTTCTGTATTTTTGCCTATCATATTTCCAAGGCCACCTTGTTGCAGCTTTACTAAATCTTGTCCGCTTGCATGATAAGGCACATTGTGACTTAGTTGTTTTCTGCCGATTCTTCTACCAGTATCTCTTTTGACTCCAAAAGATTCTGTAGTAAGAGTTCTTCTTCCAGCATTGCCTCCAGCCCTTGCAACATCTGCTTGAGCTGCGATAATATCGTCAACTGTTGCGGTTAATCCAATTCCAGGACCACCACCAGCTCCAGGTAGGTACCTTTTTGCGATATCGTCTACGGAGGATGCTCCTATGTTTCCTCTTATTGTAGCTTGAGTTGCGTCGTCTAAGCCGCTAAATACTTTAAATAGATCAGATTGAGCTTTTAAAGCTTTTTCTCTTGCAAGTCCTGTTAGATTGCCAGAATAAAGATACCCTTGAGCACCTCTCATGTATCCCATCATGGATTGATTAACAGCTCCACCAACACTTGAGGCTAATGCGTTACCGCTAGCTCCAACTGTGCCTTCTGCTGCAAAGAAAGAAGATCCTATACTTCTATTTATGATTCTACTTTCGCTACCATCTGCAAGTGTTGCGGTATATTTAAAGTTTCCTCTTGCGTCTTTTACTCTGCCAATTGTTACTTTAGAATTGCTTGCGCGAGACCCCATGGCTGCATCTGCTGCAGTATCTATATTTCTTGCGGAACTAGGAACTGCAAAATAGTTTCTATTTCGCAATCCTTCAAATTTAGCTCTATATCTACCGCCCCTACCTCTGACTGAAACTGGATGACCAGTAGGAGAAAGAACTCTTTCTCCACCTTGCATTCCTCCAAATCCAGGTCTTCTCATTATCTGTTCTGTTTGAAGTTTACCTAAAGTAGTTTCTGCAGTATTGAAAACATCCAAACCTGGAACATTCATACTTGCTATTTGTCTTACAGATGTTTGGGCTCTACTGAGTTTTTTTCCAAGCCTTGAAGTATCTTTGCCCGCAGCTGTTCTTTTGGCTATTTTTGTTTCAAGGCGATCCATATCGCCTGCTGCTCTAATTGTTGAAAGAAGACCGCCACTAGCTACTTGACCTCCGGCCCTTTCTACATCATCAGGAGTGAGTCCAAATCTAGCTAAATTCTGTGGACTTCTTCCTATAAATTGACCAAGGCCAGAAGCTGCTTGAAATGGACTATACAGCCCTGCGCCTTCTCTTGCTCCAAATATGGAAACTGAATGGAATCTTCCTCTAGGGTTTAAATTGTTCTTTAAAGAAGGTCTTAAAAACGGAGAACTTGCCTTAACAGCTGGTCCAGTTTCTCCGGT